TGGAGAGAACTGGGATATCCGTATTCTCACAGGCGAGTTTAATGAAACCGTTCTTGCGTTTAGTACGCTAAAGGTTACTGATGATGGAGAACACCTCTCTTTCAACTTTGATATTGTGTCAAGTCCTATTGATGATCTTGATGCAGATACCAACTTTGAACTACAAGAGACTGCTGGTCTTATCCTAGAGAACATTCTTGATACGGCTGCACATATGAAGAATCCAAAGGAAAAGAAATGAAGATCTTGATCTGTGGTTTGCCAGGTAGTGGAAAGACTACTCTGGCAGAACCTCTTGCTAAAACACTCAATGCTGTTTGGTTGAATGCTGATCAGATCCGAACAAAGTATGAAGGACGTGATCCAAGCAAATGGGATTTTTCTGGGTATGGTAGGTTGAAACAAGCTGACCGAATGCGATACCTTGCAGATGGTGCAGTTATGTCAGGTAAACTTGTTGTCGCTGATTTTGTCTGTCCGACTGATGCTACACGTGAGCACTTTAAACCAGATTTCACAGTATGGATGGACACTATTGAACAAGGGCGTTTCGAGAATACAAATAAAATATTTGAAAAGCCTCGGTTAAAAAATGTGCAGTACCATGTCTCAACTTGGTTTGATAACACACATGAAGTCTTGGCAGAGGTATTGAGTCGCTATTCAAAGATGAATAATATGACTGCTATTGAATATGCGGTGGATCAGACATGATTAGTCAAGATGATATAGATGCATTCACTACTCCAGACTTTGATTGGCAGAAACCAACTGTTCAGATGCTTGGACGTTGGCAACCATGGCATGATGGGCATACAGAACTTTTTAAAAGAGCACACGCTATTACAGGCCAAGTGGTCATTCAAGTACGTGACGTAATGGGTATTGTTGGTGAGGATGCTGGCGGTGGTAGAACTGCAGAACAGATGGACAATCCTTTTCACAAACAAGAAGTGTTTGGTAATATTGAAAAAGGCTTGTCTCCCCACTTTACAAGGGGTAAGGATTATGTTATAATGGTGGTTCCAAACATCGTAGACATTTCGTATGGACGTGGTGTTGGATATACATTTACTGAGCATGATCTAGGTGAGAATATACATGACATTTCTGCTACCAAGATCAGAGCAAAGATGAGAGCCGAAGGTGTCTTAGATTACACTGAAGGTACTCGAATGGATAGTAACTATTATTATATGAAAGATCCTAATGATTAATGCTAATATAGAACAAACCATCATTCGCAATCTTCTCACTAATATGGATTATGTGCGAAAGGTTGTTCCGTTCATCAAACCAGAATATTTTGAGGGCGTCTATCAAAAGCTATTTGATGAGGTACTAAAATTTAGTGGTAGGTACAATAAGCTGCCTACACCAGAAGCATTCAAGATTGAACTTGATAACGCAGAAGGTTTTACAGATGAGCAATATAGGCATGCGGTCGAGATCCTACCAGAACTTTTCAAAGAAGAGCCTGTTGATGAAACATGGCTACTGACTAACACTGAGAAGTGGTGTCAAGATCGTGCATTGTACAATGCCGTGATGGAATCTATCTCAATCATCGATGGTAAACACAAATCTCTGACGAAAGGTTCTTTGCCAGATATTCTGACCAAAGCATTAGCTGTCACATTTGACACAAATATTGGTCACGACTATCTTGAAAATGTAAATGAACGATATGAGTTCTACCATACAGAAGAAGAAAAGATCCCTTTTGATATTGAACTGTTGAATGAGATCACCAAAGGTGGTCTGTCTCTCAAGAGTTTGAATATTATTCTTGCTGGCACAGGTGTGGGTAAATCCCTTGCCATGTGTCACATTGCGGCTGGTGCACTCAACCTAGGTAAGAACGTTTTGTATATCACAATGGAGATGAGCGAAGAACGTATTGCTGAACGGATTGATGCCAACTTACTTGACATACCTATCGATCAAATCGATAGCTTATCAAAACAGATGTTCACCGAAAAGGTCGCTGGTCTCAAAAAGAAAACGAATGGCAGATTTATTGTCAAAGAATATCCAACTTCATCTGCCAACTCGAACCATTTTCGTGCACTCTTGAATGAACTGAAACTCAAGAAAGATTTTACTCCTGATATTGTATTCATCGACTATCTCAATATCTGTGCATCATCTCGTATGAAGATGGGCAACTCTGTAAACTCTTATACATACATCAAAGCAATCGCTGAAGAACTGAGAGGACTAGCCGTTGAATTTAAACTACCGATTGTCTCTGCAACGCAAACGACACGTTCTGGTTTTGGTTCGTCAGATCCTGGGCTTGAAGACACTTCCGAGTCTTTTGGACTACCCGCTACTGCCGATCTCATGCTTGCCTTGGTTGCTACAGAAGAACTGGATGCCCAAGGTCAGATCATGGTCAAGCAACTTAAAAACCGATACAATGATCCAAACAAAAACAAACGATTCCTAGTCGGTATTGATCGATCTAAGATGAGGCTATATGATGTACAAGACAGTGAACAAAACTTGGTTCAAGATGTACCAGTATTTGAGAACACTGATACCAACGAAAGATTTAAGGATTTTAAACTATGAACACAAGTAAACCATCAGCAAGACTCGTTGGGTTTACCCAGCCAGTAGGTCTTGAACTATCTGAACTAGAAACCGCACAAGACTTGATTGCATATTGTGCAAGGGTATCTAATCCATCAAATCAGGTGAACAAGGAAACAGGTGAAAAGCTTATCCGATATTTGGTAAAGCACAAGCACTGGTCTCCATTGGAAATGGCATCTGCTACTATTGAGGTCAGTACGACACGTGATATTGCACGACAGTTTTTGCGGCATCGCTCGTTCTCTTTTCAAGAGTTTTCTCAACGATATGCAGATCCAAGAGATATGGATGACACATTTGTATTGCGTGAAGCACGTCTACAAGATACCAAGAACCGCCAGAACTCAGTAGAGACAGATGATGAGCAACTTGCAAAATCATGGGCTATGAAACAGGCTCAAATTATTTTTGAAGCTAAGATGGCATACAAGTGGGCTATTGATAATGGGATTGCAAAGGAACAAGCACGTGCTGTCCTGCCAGAAGGCAACACCAAGTCTGTTGTTATTGCAAATGGAACACTACGTTCTTGGGTACACTATATAGAACTAAGAACAGCAAACGGAACACAGAAAGAACACATTGAACTAGCACAAGCATGTGCTGTAGAGGTTGCTAAAGTGTTCCCCATGATTGAGGAGTTTATTGAATGAAAAAGTTTGTAGTAGATAGTTGGGCAAGTGTTATGGTTATGGATAAATCACCTCTTGGAAATATCCCAAATCTAATGGTAAGGCATATGGCATTTCAGATCCTTGCTTGGATGTGGTGCATTATCTTTAGTATGATTGTAGGAAGCTATATTGTATTCGGCATTAGTGCTATTGCACATTCACTTCTTCTTGCAGGTATTTTTATTACCTATAGCACATACCGTACAGCAAATAGTTGGGGGCATGAACAAGGGAATTTTGAATACAGAGGTGATGAATGAGTAGGGTTATATCAACCTTCTGGAGTGATGAAGAAGAGGGGCATTTCTGTGAGGTCAAACTGAACTCACGAGAAGAATATTTGTACATCAAATATTATGATGACAAAGGTAAGTGCTATCATCGTGAGGATACAGAGCACCTTGGTAAGTCTTTACGTTGGTGCGAAGACGCCGCTGAAAACTGGGCGTTGGGTATTAAAAAGTTGGTATTAAAAAATGGCTGAAGTGACTATTCAAAATGAAGATCTTCTATTAGAACTAAATGGCGGTCTCGATGCTTTTATGGAGATTGAAGGTAGAAACGATTCTAAGTATCATGTATTTGAACCAGATGATGCAAAAGAAAAAGGATTGTACTATACATCTGATGAGTACATCGAAGAGAAACTTAAAATGGGAGACAAGCATAGCGGATACCCAGAAGAGCATTTCTCACAGCCTATTGGTAGAATGGCAAGTGAAGATCCAGATAAATGGCATCCCATCATGTACAAGTTGAAGAAAGAACTTCCAGCATTTATTGGTGCTCACTCAAACGCTCTATTCAACTACTACCCATCGAAAGGTTATGTAGGATGGCACACTAACTGGAATGCAAATGCCTATCAGATTTTGTTTTCATGGTCTGAAACTGGTGAGAGTTGGTTCAAGTATCGAGATCCAGAAACCAAAGAAGTTGTTACAGTGCAAGATAAGCCAGGCTGGAACTGTAGACATTATTACTTTGGTCACAAATCTGAGAGAGATCACCACTGTTGGCATGCAATGTACACAGAGTGCGAACGGATTACTTTGGCTTTCAAGGTTGTAAACGGTAAAGGTCTAAATGACCCCATGAATCCTATGGCAGAGAGGCTACGCAACGATATAATCGAAGATATTTCAGAAAACTTTTAAAAAATGCTTGACCCTTGCTTGTTTGTATGCTATTGTGTATAGACAATCAGAAAGAAAGCGAATCACTATGATTATTGTAAATGATATCCACGATGCAGCAACCATGCAAAATGTACTGGCTTCTGTCATTCGTCGTAATGCACGGTTTGGATACACTCAAGATCAGTTGCAAGATGAACTGATGATGATCATCGACGATCTTGGGTCAAATATCAATCGTATAGATAACGAGATGTCTGAAAACGAGGAAGTGTAAATGAAAAAGCTAATCGTTCCTACGATAGCAATCGCAGTTAACTTGGCGTTTGTTGCTACGATACTGGGGGCATGTTCTAAAGATGGGTATATCTACAACTATCTTAATCCCCCACCAAAAACACTTGCGACTCATGTGGCAGGTAGGGTTATCGTTGATGGCAAGGAACTGAAATGTCTTGCTGACAATATCTATTTCGAGAGTTTAATCGAGCCTGTTGCTGGACAACTCGCAGTTGCTAACGTGACTATGAATCGAGTTGCGTCAAAACATTTCCCTAATACTGTGTGTGAGGTGGTTTGGCAGAAGAAGCAGTTCTCGTGGACTCACGACGGAAAGAGTGATAAGCCACTGGCTGGAAAACAATATGATGATATTTACAATCTTGCTGAAAAGGTTTATACTGGTAAGTTACCTGACATTACCGAAGGTTCTACTTTCTATCATGCTGATTATGTAAGTCCAGCATGGGCAAAGAAGATGGATCGTAAAGTAGTGAAGATTGGTCGTCACATTTTTTATTGGAATAAGGATATACATTAATGGCGTTTGAAGTAAATAAAATGCATAAGTTGGCAGATCAAATCGAGCAACTTGCATATGATTGGGTACACACAGATATGTGTGAATATTTTGGTGTGGAAGAAGCAGGACAGCTAACAAAAGAACAAGCAACAGAAATGTACGATTATTCAGAAAGTGATGATTGTTACGAAGGTTACGTTGGAACCGTATTGCGAACTATGTACGAACAGTGGGCAGAGGAAAACAATGACTATTGATTATAAATTTAATGAAAATGAGTTGATCAGTGAGTTTCAAGACTACATTGACTCAACATATACTGGTCATTACTCAAAGAACAAGTTTCAGTCTACTGAAGTGATTATTGAACGTGGTCATGGTACTGGTTTTTGTATGGGCAATATTGACAAGTATTCTAACCGATATGGAAACAAAGGAACTCGTGCAGATGCTCGTAAGGATCTACAAAAGGTTCTTCACTATGCTTTGATCCAGTTGTATATCCACGATAATGAGTTATGATTAGACAGTTAAATTATGGGTAAAAGAAGTGATTTTGAAAGAAAACCAAGAGACTACTATCCGACTCCAATAGAAGCGGTCATACCTCTGGTACCACATCTACCGAAGAAAGGTCTGTTCGCAGAACCATGTGCAGGAGATGGTAGACTCATTCGTCACATTGAAGAACTCACGAATCTACTTGGTTATTGGATGACAGACATAGAACCACAAGCTGACTTTGTGGGTGATGGTGATGCCTTGACTGATAAGATTGTAGGATGCGACGTGTGTATAACAAACCCACCATGGGACAGAAAAATCTTACACCCAATGATCGAAAATCTGTCAAGTCAACTACCGACATGGCTATTGTTTGATGCTGATTGGATGCATACAAAACAAGCTACTCAGTATATGCCATTGGTTAGAAAGATTGTGAGTGTAGGACGAGTTAAATGGTTTGGTAATACGAGCGGTAAAGATAACTGCTGTTGGTATTTGTTTTCACCATCCGATTACCAAAGATCAACATTCTTCCACGGAAGACAGTGACATAAATATCACTACTATAATATAATCGTAAGACATATTGACCTATAACTGATTCTATAGTAATATATACTTCGTAAACGTTGAAGCAACGTTGACACATACTGGACCTGGGGGCGGTACCCAGCGACTCCACCATAGCTACATTAGCGTCTTTTGAGAGTAATAAGTCTCTGGGACAGTCTTAGGATCCTCCCTTTGTTCTCGCTAGTGTATCTTTGATGGGGTCGAAATAGGATCGACAGGTGTGAAAATGAAGTGGAGTTTACCGTGTTGGCCTACGTTATTCAGCCAAAACTACTAAATGCAAACGATAACTTTGCACCATCTGAGTTTGCTCTAGCAGCATAACCACAGGGGGTATGGGTTCCACCTAGCAACAGAACGGGCCTCTTTATCATGAAAATCTTAAAAATAGGAAACAAACTAC